ACTACATAAGTTAATCTTTATATCAAATATATAAATAATAAAATAATAAAAATAAAAAATTAATATTTGTGAATAATTTAAAGAACAGTTCGAGCCCTTGAAGAATTCATACCAACGATAAATTCAGTCAATCAAAACCAAATGCACCAAATCTTCGATTGACACTACGTCTATCCGTTGTAAACGGATGTATATAATGAAATATATTTAAAAAATGAATATAAATACAATACAATATATAGATCATATCGATAATCGATTTACACCGCGTTCTTTATAATGTCTTCTAAATCATCTGTTTCTTCCGAATCTCGTATTCTTGGTCGTGTTAAATGGTTTAATAATAAATCAGGTTTTGGTTTTATTACTGTATGCGATGAAGGTGAAAATAAAGATAAAGATATTTTTATTCATTATTCTTCTATTCGTGCTGAATCATCACAATACAAATATCTTGTTCAAGGTGAGTATGTTGAGTTTGTTTTGATCAATACTGAAAATGGAAACCATGAGTTCCATGCTTCTGATGTATCTGGTATTAAAGAAGGTCCTCTTATGTGTGAGACTCACCGTATTAATAATACTATGCCTTCTCGTCTTCCTAATTCACGTGGTATTAGTCGTACCCGTAACGTAAATAGTAATGATACCGATCATTCTATGAATGTTTCCGAATCATCTGATGTATCGGATTTTCAACAAGTCAATAGTAAACGTCGTAGACGTGCTTCTGGTCCTTCCAAGTAAAAACAGCTACTTATAATTTATAGTGTTCAATAAATTTAAATGGCGATTTGGTGCATAGGACGATAGATAGAAAGTATCAATCACTATAACTCAAAACTTTTATGCTTTGTTAGCTCAGCTGGAAGAGCATTCGGCTGTTAACCGAAAGGTCCACGGATCGAAACCGTGACAAAGCGATACTTCAAAGGTGTAAATTTTTCGACAGTTTAAATATTTTTCAATGAAAATACATGTACTAATAGTATAAGTACATGTATTTAATTACCAAAGAAGAATTTTTAAATATTTTCAAACATGATAAAATACCAATTACTTCTTTTCAAGTTAGAAGTAGTAATGGTAATCTAGTGAAATTGAAAACTTATGTAAAAGACCATAATATTCCAATATCTGATATTCATTTATTAATAGATCATATCAAAAGACGCAATGAATATTTGGAACGTTTTTATAATACCTCATTACGTCCAACTGAATCGTATCATATTATGGACAAAACAATGACAATTAATACATTAAACAATAATCAACATGTAGAATACAAAAATATAATTCGTAATATGTATTATCGTGAAATACTTCAAAAAACGAAATCTGGACTTCCTAATCTACCATCATTTTTGACTGTTTTAGAAGAATTATATTTACATGGTATTATTGATTATAAAATATTAACACCAAGTGCTCGACATTATCTACGTGAAGGACGTATAGGTAGTGTTTTTTCATCTTTGTATTTTAGGGCCTCTATAATGAACCCTTTTTTAATTTATTCTTTAAATCATAAAGTTCTCAAAGGTGAACGTATTTTTACTCCAACTTTAGGTTGGTCTTCATATTCTTATGGATTTTTAGAATGCGAATATGTAAAAGAATATGTAGGAACAGATGTTATTCCCAAAGTATGTAATGATACTCTAAAATTTGTCAATAAATTTTATCCGTCAAAAACTACAGACATTTGGTGTTCTCCATCTGAAGATTTATATAATAATTCAAAATTTTTAAATAAATATCGTAAACATTTTGATGTTGTTTTTTTTAGTCCACCGTATTATCAATTAGAAATATATCCAAGTAATAATCAAAGCACATCTAGATACAAAACATATGAAGATTGGTTAGAAAAATATTGGAAAATAACTTTAAAACTTTGTTATTATATACTTAAAAAAAACGGTAGATTATGTTATATTGTTAGCAATTATGGTGATAAAATAAATCTAGTTACTGATATGAATAAAATTACTGAAGAATTAAAATTTATACCATACAAAAATATAAAAATGGCGAATAAAGCAGTACAAGTAAATACGAATCAAACAGATAATTCTGAAACAATTTGTATTTTTTTGCGTCCATAAAAACACAAAAATTCATAAAATTGATAAATAATTTACACTTTGATAATTATTTATTATCATTTACTACAAGAGACTACAACCAATACAATGAGTGAAATCATTTCGAAATTATCGTTGGAAAATCATATTTCAAAACTGCCTTATGAACTATTGTATATTATTATAGGTTTTGACGGAAGATTTAAACTGCGTAATGGCGTTTGGATATATCAAATAGATAAAAACGATTTTCGATATGATCTTATATCAAAAATACGATCATTTACACATAGAAATGTATATATTCCAAATACACAATGGGAGATCATATTAGAATTAGCAGATCAAAAACAATTTCGTATTAATCAATTAAAATTTGATCCAAATGATGAGAATAAATGGGATATTCCAGAAAATATTCAACAGACAAATTATTTATTGAAAAATGATTCATACGCAATGTCACAGCCTATATTTTATACTTACTATTCTGTGGAAAAAATAGAATATTATACTAAAAGTGGAGTTCTTACTTATATGATTCGCAGTTTAAAAAATGAATATATACGTTCTTAACTCTTAACCACTAATTTAATGAATCTAAAATATCCATATATTTGAATGATGCTCTGTTTGTCATACTTGGAAAATTACTTCCATGATTCTTCTTTAATTTCGATAATTCATGAATTTTGGGAATAATTGTTTCACACCATTCATCAACATTTTTGAAAATACTGACAGTTTGTGAAATTAATATAAATAAATTTTCTGTAATTTCTTCCACTTCATTCGTACGATTGGTTTCCTTTGCATATTTTAAAATCATATCTTCTATATAAATAATCATTTCTAATAATATTGACTCTTTCACAATACCTTTCTTAAATAAATTTACAATAAATGTAATCATTGCTTTTCTCATATCATTTGTTTTATTGTATTTACAAAATGCGTCATAATCACTATTAGGATCTACATAATGTATTTCATTCAATGAATTCTTATAATTATAAATTAAATCTATTATCTGTTGTTTAAAAATATCAAATTTTTCCATTAATTGTTTGTATAATTCTGCGTATAATTCAGAAAGTATCTTGTTAGAACTTGCTATATCAAAAATAGTTCTAGTAATCTTTTTCATATCTTCATCTATATTTTCACTTTCTTCAGAAACTTTACATATTAATTTAATAATTACATTTTTTTGAGTTTCGATGTTTTTTATAGTAATTTTATTAAGTGCCATACGAATTTCAGTTATTATTTTTTCTATTCCTTCTTTTTGTACTTTTGGTATAACTTCAAATGATTTACCTACATTCCAATTATCAATCTCTTCTATTGATATTCTATGTTTTTTTTCACCATGATACCCTGATCGTTTATCATGTTGAATATATACTTGTTTTTCAATATGTTTACGTGGTTTTTCATTGTTTTCTATATTAACAGAATATATAGCAACTTGATTTTCTAAATCTTTAATAATATTTTGTATAATTTCTGAAAGAGAATATACAGTTTTCATTTCGTCCACTACATTTTTTATTTTTTGAAAATCTTGTAAACTATATTGTTTTGCAATCATTATTTGATTGATATAATATATTCGTAATTTTTTATATTGTTTTAGATAACCGACAATATGCGTTTATTATTATCTGTTTTATTGTAAGTAACATATATAATCATGGATTCTATGAATGAATTTATTAAAAATATTGATACTAAATATCATCTAGGATTAAGTGTAACTTTAGGTATTTCTTCTGATAATAAAGAATCCGAAACTATAGAAGAATTACCACCCAAAAAAATTTACTCTGGATTTCAATTACCAATTCAATGTATGAATGATGAAAAAACGGTCTATCCTCTTTCACATATTGTAAGCACGGATTTGGAAATGGTTTCTTATGATATTTCTGGTGTTGGTATGTATGACTATATTTTACAACCAAAACACGATTTTGCCAAACAAATTATAAAAGAATGGAATCAACAATTTACAGATAATACAATTTATTTGACAGATACACAAAATGTTATTGAAAATATGAATTCTTATTCATCAAAAATGACTAATGATATTGAAAATCCTTATTGTTTTGACTCCGAAAAATGCGATTCAATCATGGAAATTTGGAAAGATACAAAAGAAGATTCGTCTTTTTTGGAAAAATATTGTTATTTAGAGTGGGATATAGTAAAACATTTGAATAAATCTTCACATTTTTTACAATCTCTTTCCATTATCAATATGACGTCACCTATTCTTAGTTTTATTATTCCCATTTTGTTTCTTATTTTTCCTTTTATTATTTTGAAAATACAACGAGTTCCTATTACTTTTACACTTTATGTACAGGTTCTCAAAGATATTGCTAAAAACCATTTTATAGGTAAAGCTATAAGTAGTATTCAAAAATTATCTTGGGATAAAATAATATATATATTAATTACTATTGCGCTTTATTTTTTACAAATTTATCAAAATATTAATTTATGTTATCGATTTTATCGTAATGTAAGACGTATTAATTCTCATTTGATTACTATGCGTGATTATTTAGCTTATTCTGTTGAAAGTATGAATACATTTTGTGAATTAAATGAAAAATCGTTGACATATAAACCATTCTGTACAAAAACAAAAGAACATTCTATTGTATTGAACCAATTTTATCAAGAATTATCTCGAATTCGTTCTTTTGAACCAGGGTTCTCAAAAATTACTGAAATTGGTTATTTATTGAAATGTTTTTATGAATTACATTCAAATAAAGATTATGAAGATAGTTTACGCTATTCCATTGGTTTTGAAGGATATATTAATAATATGACTGGTATTTATGAAAGATTTTCACAAGGTTCTATTCATAAAACAGAGTATCATAATGGATCTGATGAAAATATCAAAAGTGTAATGAAAAAACAATATTATCCAGCTTATATTGATATGAAACATGTCAAAAATAATTGCCATTTGAATAATAATATTATTATTACTGGACCAAATGCATCTGGTAAAACAACTATGTTAAAATCCACAACCATTAATATTATATTATCTCAACAATTTGGTATGGGTTGCTTTGAATCTTTTTTATTACAACCATATACACATATTCATTCTTATTTGAATATTCCAGATACATCTGGACGTGATAGTTTATTTCAAGCTGAATCTCGTCGTTGTAAAGAAATTTTAGATATTATTAAACATTCTTCGAATGCTCATCATTTTTGTATTTTTGATGAATTGTATTCGGGAACCAATCCAACAGAAGCAACTAAATCTGCATACGCATTTTTATTGTATTTGTCAAAATATCAACATGTAGATTTTATGCTTACAACTCATTATGTTTCATTATGTAAGAGATTGGAAAAGAAATTAGGCGTTAAAAAAACAGAAACAGAAACAGAAACAGATAATACGAATAATACAAATAATGAAAAACTTATGACAAAAACCATTTGTAATTACAAAATGAACGTTATCGAAGACAAAGATTTGGGAAAAATCAAATATACTTATTCAATGAAACCTGGTATATCGAATATACAAGGGGCTGTTTTAATTTTAGAACAAATGGAATATCCAAAAGAAATAATTGATGAAATGAAAAAAGATATAGAATCCAAAGTATGATTTATTATATACTTTCAATTATCGTAAAGAATCTATTATCATTGTTTTATTTATTACTATACTCATATGAAATACAATATGTGATATATACCAATATTTATTACCAGTGTTATGTAACCAATTCGATAAAATATATGATGAAATCATAACTAGTAACAACGGGTAACCAGTAATCAAATACGGTCTATAATGAACATGTTTTACACCATTATAAACCATAACAACAAAACAAATTTTTGATAATACTAAATCACATGTTTTACGTATTGATGGAACGGGATTTCTCCAATAATTTATAGAAACCAAAGATGTTCCAGTAATAAGTGTGCTAATTCCATAAAGATTATTGTAATAACCATATACACTTGGTATCATAAACATAGCTGATGTTACAACAAGAGAATAATTTGGTGACATTTTACTATTATTGTTATAATAATACATTTATTTTATATATTTATAACAATAAAAAAACAACTATAAATATATAATATTATGGTATTTTCAAAAATCAATCCATCTTTGGAATACAATGAATCATCAAAAATCGAAAAAACAGATCATAATTTTGAATCTCTTGTATATCCAATAGAAATCACATTTTTTGATGATTTTGGTAAATCTAGAGAAAGAGAACTTAGTATTGTATTTGGAAAAAAAAATATGAAATATAAAAAAAAAGATAATATTATTGTTTATCCTATTTATTTAGTAGTGAATGATGTAGCAAAGACAAAAATTGGATTCATTGAAATTGAATCTAGATATGAAGACGATGTTTTGGATAAAAATGGTGATATAGATTCTGAAAAAATATCAGAACCACTTCTTTTTTCTTTTGTAAATGAAGATTATTTGAGAGAACAAATTTTAAATGAAAAATTTTCAACAAAAACTGAAAAAGAAATAGATGATTCTATATCGGAAAATAAAAAAACAGATTTAGAAATAGAAAAAGAAACGAATATAAAAGATTTATTCAGTATTCCCGAAGATAAAATCAAAAAAACATCTGATAAAATATTGACACCAGATGAAGAATCTATTTTTATAAATGATCCTGAAATTGTTATGCCTTCTATATTGACAGAAGAAACCCAAAAAGTAGCAGAAGAATTGAGAACTGAATTTGTAGAATCCACACGTAATGAATGGGTTGCGAATTTTATGGAAAATAATGAATATAAAATTCAAGATAATGAAGGTGGTGGTGATTGTTTGTTTGCTGTTATTCGTGACGCATTTGAACAAATTGGAAAACGTACTACTGTTAATAAATTACGTAATTTAGTGGCAGAATCAGCAAATGATGAACTATTTCAACAATATCGTGATGTATATCTTTCTATGGAAAATTCTATTATTGAAAATAATAAAGAGATTGATGCTTCCGAAAAAATTGTGAAACAATTAAAAAATACTGTTAAAAAAAATATATCTCAATTATCCAAAAAAGAACATACAGATTTAGTTGAACAAGCAAAACAAAATGAAGAAAAAATAAAAAAAATAAAACAAGAAAACATGAAAAACCAACAATTTTTGAATAGCAATTTTGGGTTTATGAAAGATATAGATTCTTTGGAAAAATTAAAACACTATATGTTAACTTCTAATTATTGGGCAGATTATTGGACAATCTCTACTTTAGAAAATTTATTAAATTTCAAATTCATTATTTTTTCAGAAGAATCGTATAATGACGATTCTTTAGATGGAGTTCTCAATTGTGGTGACTCTTCGGAAACAATTACGAAAAAAGGTAAATTTACACCTAATTACTACATCATGACATCTTATACTGGTAATCATTATAAACTAGTTATTTATAAAAAGAAAAAAATATTATTATTTTCAGAAATACCGTATGATGTGAAAAAACTTGTAATAAATAAATGTATGGAAAAAAATTCTGGTGTATTTTATCTTATTCAAGACTTTCGTAATTTAAAATCCAAAATTGGATTGGATCCAAATGAAGGTGCACCTGAAGAAGGAAATGAATTAGACGATGCATATTTAGAAACCTTATATGATCCTTCTATTATCTTTGTTTTAGATATAAAAGCATCAAAAACCGCTTATCCGGGGAAAGCAAATTCTTATGGTGAAACCATTCCACTTAAATTGAAAAAAGAATATTTACCCCTTTCTAATGTTGATTCTTGGCGTAGAAAATTACATGATTATTGGACAGACGCACCATTTACTTTGGACGACTTACGATGGGCATCGGTAGAACATTATTATCAAGCTGCGAAATTTAAAAAACAAAATCCTGATTTTTATAGATTATTTTCTTTAGATTCACCTGGTAGCAAATTCAATGATAATATTACAAAAGCACGTCAAGCGGGTAGTAAAGATGTAAACAAATTAAGACCAAACAATATCAATATGGATCCCGATTTTTACGGAGAACGTAATAAAGAAGAACGTAAACGAGCTTTAGAAGCTAAATTTCAACAAAATTCGGATCTTAAAGAGATATTGAAACTAACACGTATGGCAAAATTAATGGTTTTTATTAGACATTCTACTTCAGAAATTGATATAGATCTTATGAATTTAAGAAAAACATTTTTATCATGAATACATATAGAATATATAGGATAAAATGAAACTTAATAGTCAGTCACAGAAATTATATGATCACATACATTCTATACCTGTAGACATTTCGAAACTTTTTCCATATCAATTTCATTTACAACCAAACGCAAAAAAGTTTATTTTTGATATTTATAAAAAAATGTATGATGCTTATATCGATTACGATATTTCTCATTTTCAAAAAATATCTTATTCTGATTTTACCAAATCCGATTTAATAACTGCTTTACCTGATACAATTCATTCTCATTTGATTGAAATAAGAAAAACAACTGTAGCTTATTCATTTTCTATTAATGAACATGTTATTAATATAAATATGATGTTTACAAATAATTTTTCGAGAACCCATACAATAAGCATTGAAGATTATATCGAAAAATCATTAAAATTAATATATATATGGTTCTCAATAGCAACACAATATACTTCTCAAGAATGTGGAAAAGAAATTAATATATTTTTATATTTTACAGATTTTTATAAAAAAAAACCAGATAAAAAAGGAGAACAAATTTCACCAATACATGCCAATACTGCTTATACAAGATCTTGTTCTCCAAAAAGTACTATTCAAATTTTTCGTGAAGAAGAATGGTTTAAAGTTTTGATACACGAATCATTTCATAATCTTGGATTGGATTTTTCTACTATGAATATAGAAACATGTAAAAAATATTTGACAGATTGGTTCTCAGTATCTACAGAAGGTCTTCTTTTTGAAACTTATTGTGAAACATGGGCAAATATTATCAATAATTTATTTGTATGTTTTTATTTTGAATTTGTTAGTTTGGATAATCATACATTTGAACAATTATTTTCAAATATTTTCAAAAAATTTCAGGAAACTATGATAATAGAATCAAAATTTGCTATATTTCAAAGCGCAAAGGTTCTCCAACACATGAATTTAACCTATAGTGATTTGGTAGATAAAACATCATTATCTGTATCTTATCGCGATCAATACAGGGAAAATACAAATGTATTATGTTATTATATTATAAAATCACTTATGCTTTTTCATTTGAATGATTTTTTGAATTGGTGTTTTGTTGAAAACAATGGTTCTCTGAATTTCAAAAAAACACAAGATAATTTAAAAAAATTTTGTTTTTTAATTAAAAAAAATTACAAAGATCCAAAATATATAAAATTACATGAACAAATTACAACTTATATTGATCATTCTTCAAATGAATTTGTAGATACTACATTACGTATGACATTGTTTGGATAATTATTTATTCGAAAATACAACACTATAATTTTGTGTAAAATTGAATTTAAATTATTATTTTAAATTCAATACAAAAAAAATATATAATGGGAATCAAAAATTTAAATCGATATTTTATGGATAATTGTTCACAAAATTCTATTGAAAAAAAACACCTTAATTTATTTCAAGGAAAAACAATAGTCATTGATACAAGTATTTATTTATATAAATTTATGGGTGATGGACAACTTATAGAACAAATGTATTTAATGATTTCCATATTTCTTCATTATAAAATTAATCCTATTTTTGTATTCGACGGAAAACCACCCAAAGAAAAAGAAGATACTATCAAACAACGTAAATTAGATAAAAATAAAGCTGAAGAAAATTTTAATAGATTACAGCAAACATTAATGAATGAAAAATTATGCACGGAAATGAAAGAAGAAATAAAAGAAGAAATGGACAAGTTAAAAAAACAGTTTATTCGAATACGTTCCACAGATATTCATGATGTTAAAACTCTTATGGATTTGTATGGTATTACTTATATTGAAGCAGAAGGTGAATCAGATAAATTATGTGCTAAAATGGTAATTACTAAGAAAGCATGGGCTTGTGTAAGTGATGATATGGACATGTTTGTATATGGTTGTACTCGTGTTATGCGTCACATGAGTTTATTAAACCATACAATTGTATATTATAATTTGAATAGTATTTTGAATGAATTACAATTACCTTTACAAGATCTAAGAGAAATTATGATTCTTTCTGGAACAGATTATAATTTGTATCAGAAAATATCTCTTCATAAAGCTTTAAAATATTACAAAGAATATCGTGAGTCGTTTAAACCACCGATCATTATTAATGAGGCTTTTTCAACGAATCCTATTACAAATATTCAACAATATAATAATATTGAATTATCAACTGATTTTTATCATTGGTTGAGTGAAAAACATATAAAAAATGCCGATAATTTATCACATATTTATAATATGTTTTCTGTAGAAGCCTTATCTCATGAAGATAATAATTGGTTATCAATTATTTCGAAAAAAAAGACAGTAAATTTGGTTGAATTGAAAAAATGGCTATACAAATATGGATTTGTATTCTTGTGATAATAATAATAATCAAATAATCGTATGAATTAATTTTCCTGTATGATGATTCAATATCATCATAGTATTCATTGGAAATGGACGATAATCTTCTGTAATGGGTTCTGATACTACTAAAAAACCATTTTTTGATATGGAATAATATAATGATGGTGGATACTGTAAAGTTTTATATTTTTTTGAATCATAAAATAAATATCGTGTTATAACTACATATTTATTATTAGCAAATATAAAATTCGCAATTAATTCGATATTATTTTTTTCAAAGATTTGAAATAATTCTTTGAATGCCAATATTATTTGTTCTCTATTTGGTTTTTTTTTATAACGATTTTTGAAAATACCCAATAACATAAAAAAAATGATTTCAGTATCTGTTTCTCCATTAATGTGATTATTATATTCAGAATCAACATAGTTCAATAAAAGTTCACGGTTTTTTTGAAAGTCGTGTATATATCCATTATGAATGAATAATTGATTTTCAAAAATAAATGGGTGAGTATTATATTCATGACGTTCTGCTAGACTATTTTTATTAATTTTGCGTATATGACCAATAACTATTTTTTTGGGTATACGATTAATAAAAGATTCAAACCCTGAATCTTTTGTATATACTATAGATTTTTTATATATGTTCCATTTGTCATCTTTTATCCAAGCTAGACCATATCCATCTTCATGAATCAAAGAATCACGATGATTATTTATACCAGGTGTATTTTTCTTTTTTTGAGAACTTTGTTTTACAAAATCGACAATTTTTTGTTTTGTATCTTTGTTGTGAAATGAAAAAAACAACCGACACATTACAATATAATTATATAATATTTACAATTTTATTCAATGAAAATTTGCTTTTTATCAATAATTGTTTCCTTAGCAATAGCTTTTATAACTTTGTTATGATATTCGTCTCTTTTTCCTGCAGCCATTGAATTCATAGAAATAGCCATATATTTTATTCCTGCTTCACTGTCCAAATTCATATATTCTGGATTTTCTTCTTTCCATTTACAAAATTGTATCAAACTTTTACGAGATATTTCTTGAATAGCATCGGATAATTTTTGTGTATCTTCTTCTTTTCCCCATTGATCTTCTTCTTTGATATAAAGTGTTTCTCTTTTTGTATCTGTACAATGAATCGGGCGTTCATAAATACTAAGGTTCTTTAAATTATCTATTAAAATTTTAGAAATTCCATTTACAAACCCTTTTTCGGCATTGTTCTCCAAATCTTTGTTTGTAACATTAACATTATCTATAAAATCACTCAAATTTAATGCATCTTTACATTTTTCATTCAAAAATAAATTAATATTAAACTTGTTAGCGGTCAAATTACCATTTACAGTATTATGAATATTGTTGTTTGTAATGTTTGCCAAATTTGTTGTTGATAATTCCATCATTTTTGTAACAAGTTCTTTTGTATCATTCTTATAATCATTGAATTGTTTGGTATGTTCTTTGGATTGTTCAACCATAAAATTACGTAGTTCTCTATTTTCAAGAAATAATTTATTAATTACAGAAACTAGTACATTTTTCTTATTTCCTTCTATATCAAATTCTATAATTTGTTCTAAAACAGATGGTTCATTATTTATTTCAACTGTTACTGGTTTTGGTTTACACTTTTTTTGATGTGCCCAATAAGAACAATATTTATTTATATATATTTTACTACATGTAGTGCATGTGTATTTTTTTTGAGTAGGATCATGATCGTTATCTAATGCGTTTTGATGTTTTTTTGAATTGAAATGTTTTCTCAAATCTTTATAATATTTTGTATTATAATTACAAACACTACAATTGTACATTCCATTGGGTGATAAAAATGAATATTCTGTTGAGGGTTTATCTTGAATAATCGCAGTCATGGCAAAATTATCATTCGTTGTAGGTTGCTCCATAGACGCATAAATCATCGAATTTGGGACAACTTTATTAATCACTAATTCGTTCCTTTTATGTTTAGCAGTGCCACAATGAGAAATGTAATCTGATTTTCTAACCCACCATGATTTACAATATAAACATTGGAATACCATGGAAAAAAAAGTTTACTAAACTATAATTTATCCAAAGACAAACTTTCAAAATGTCCAAACGAACATCGGCAACTATTTTTTTTTCAAAAAAGTTATGGTAACAAAATAAGAATGATAATTTTGCCATTTACAGCATTATGCTAATAATGGGTTTTCGAAAAAGGCGTTTTGAAAAGTATTCTGAGATTTTCGAAAATGGACATTTTTAAAATGTCCAAAATTACTTTTCTGAGAATACTTTTCTTTTCTTTTTTTTTCATTATTTGTTAGCATATTTATTTACTATTTTTAATGAATCGTTTTTATTACAATATATGGTGTCATTACAAAATTATTATTATAACGTGTTTTAAAACGTTTTTAGCTCGTAAGTAAATTGTGATGAGGGATTTGTAGTGTTTATTACATATTAAGCAGTCATACAAAACATGTCAGTATATTAATATAATATTACTATAATATTACTTTTTGAAGTATATATATAATATAAAATAAATAAGGCTAAAAATATTTATATATAATTATGTTTTATTATGAAAATAAGCAGTCATGGCAAAATTATCATTCATGGGATTTTTTAGATGTTATTTTAGCTCGTAATATGGCATTTTTAATGTTTATTTGAGGTATTATTATGAAAATAAGCAGTCATGGCATAATTATCATTCAAACTATTTATATTAATAATTTGGCATGTAAAAACGAAAAAAATCACAACATAAAATGATATATTACGAAAATAAGCAGTCATGGCATAATTATCATTCAAACTATTTTTAGTATTATTTTAGCATGTAAAATGAGAAAACTACACAAAATAAAATGATATATTACGAAAATAAGCAGTCGTGGCATAATTATCATTCAAACTATATACATTATTCCTATAAAAAATACAATATAAAATTAAAAATACATAAAATTATAATATTTATTTCATTATGTTTGATCTATTTTGGAAAGATATTTCTAACAATAGTATTTTAGATTATAAAGCAACAAAAACACTTTATAATGAAATAATATTATGCGGTAATATTCAAGGTTCTACCGCAGAAATTGGAGTATACAAAGGAATTACCTCGAAACTAATAATAAAAATATTGAATAAATCGCACTATTGTTATGATACATTTCAAGGAATTATTGGTTCATCAAAAATTCATGGCGATAACCATGATAATGGTGAATTTTTGTGTAATTTAGACGAAGTAAAAGAAAATATAAAAAGTGACAATGTTTTTTATAAGAACGGTTGGTTTCCTGAAACATTTGACGAATATTCAGTATCTTTTTGTTTTGTATATAGTGATACAGCAACTTATTTTGGTGCAAAACATACATTTGAATGTTTTACATCTAATATGTCATCGGGTGGAAAAATCATATTTTATGTAGATGGAAATTGTAATGGTGTAAAAAATGCCATAAATGAGTTTCAATATAAAAACACATTTATTATGTATGAAATAGATAATTTTATTATTTTTACAAAGAAATAAAATCGTAAAATATAAAATTATTTAATATTATATTTTATTATAATGCAAGAAATAGAAAAAATAGAAGAAAATAAACCTGTAAAAAAAGTAAAATTTACAAGAAATATTCGTAAAAGATTGCCTAGAAAAAGTAGAAAATCACAATCTTCAGGAAATCGATATATCGAAACACTAAAAAAATGGTATCCATTATGTAAAAAAGATGATATAGATTGTTCTCAAGAGTATCCAGATCATAAAATAACATATGGTGAAATGATATATGAAGGTATTGAAAAACTTTATAATTATGTAAAAGAATTACCTGATAGTCCAGAATTTAATGAATTTTTAGATATAGGATCAGGTCGTGGAAAATTATGTTTATATATGGCAGCAAAACCAAATATAATTCAATCAGTAGGTATTGAACTAGTAAAGATTCGATATGATGATTCTTTGATATTACAATCAAAATTAGAACGTATATCTGCAAAAAATGTAAGAAAAACACGATTTATTCATTCGGATATTTTTGATGTAAATTTAAAAGAAGTTTTTCCTGAAGAAAATTCACCGATTTTTATTTGGATGAGTAATTTATGTTTTGATAAAAATATCACACAAGAAATAATGAATAAAATTGTAAATGAATTACCTTCGAAAACAGTAATTTGTTTTTCGAAAGAACCAGATGAGATTCCTGAACAATTTGAAAAAATAACAACATTAGATATCCCAATGTCATGGAATGAAACAAGTAATGTGAATATTTATCGTATACAATAATTATTTTTGTCACACCTTTGACGATTTAAAACGCCCATTATAGACGAAAAAAATATTCAAAATGTGCAAAATCTATATTTTTCCGTTGAAAAATTGTAATGTGAAGCTTTTTCATGACGTCATTACAAATCATTGGTGGTTTATGGTTTAATTTACAATACTCGCAATATAAGAACCCTTGTAGTCTTCAACACCTGTATGATTCAAATTAATAGAAACATCTATAAAAATGTCTCCACCCATTTTTTGCCAACGGTGACAAAAAAGCCAATCTTCAGAATAATAATGATTGTCTTCAACGCCACAATCAAAAAGAGCATAAGCAAATTTATTTTCTTCTTCACGTAAAAAATGAACATCATCAACATATTTTGTAGAAGGGAAAGCTTTCATCATATTTTCCAATACTGAACGTTGTATCATCATAAATCCTGTAGCTGTATGTTTTACCTTTGCCAAATTATTATCAATTGTAAGATAGTTGTCTAGATAATTAATATTGTAATTCAATAGTTTATTTTGAATAATCGTTTCATCGTCAATTATATTTTTTAATTGTGATCCATTTTTACTTTTAAGCCAAGAAGGAACAATATCGGATTTGTATGGATTCAAAGGATCTTTAATTAATTTATCCCAGTTATAATGTTTCAATGGATATACACCACCAAGAACATGTTTATCATGAATTAATAATTTTAAAATAGAAACAGGATCCCACGAAATATCACTATCAATAAATAGAACATGAGTCATTTTAAGATCAAACATAGCTCGAGCAATTAAATTATTACGAGCACGTGTTACTAAACTATCATTTTTACAGAATTCTACATGAACATCAATATTAAGTAATTTAAAAGTGTTTATTGTATTCATTAAACATGTAACATAATTAACGTAACACATACTTCCATAACAAGGTGTAAGAATATATAATCGTGGTTTATTTTTTTCAATATAATCGCGTATTTTTTCATCAAATGTTTGTGAATCTGAATTTATATTAACATCAAGATTCGATATTTTATTTGACTCTATTTTTGAAGTATCGGTATCTTGAAAATGAAAAGGAGAACTATCAACTACTTCATATTTAATATTATCCATTATTACTTATACATAATAATAATGGATATTGTTTTATATCATTTTACAAAAATTTTACATTTCAAACATTATATTTGTAATATAATGTTTATCAAATAATATAATATATAATTTACATTTTTATTTTTTATTTTTTATCTACAATTTGTTTATGCGGTAGTAGCAATAATTTCAGGAACAGCAACTGGTGCCTTAATAAAGTGATGCTTCATGTAACGTTGAAGATTGAAATAAGTAAGCTCGTCCTCCTTCTTAAGATTGAGAAGCTTGGTAAGACTGGCATCAGCATTGATCTTGCGACCATTGCTGGCGTCTTGAAGACCTTTTTCGCGAATATAAGCATTGATCTCTTTACTTACTGAGGTACGCGCCATCTCAACACCAGAATCCTTACCAAGGAACTTGGCAAGTTCGTCACTGATCTTAGTAGGTTTTACAAAACCAGAGGGTTGACGATTTCCAGATGATTTACTACGTCTAGAAGAAGACTTTTGAGCATTCTTGAGTTCACGAGAAACAGACTTCTCCAAATTCTTGAAATCACCCTTAATAGAAGCAAAAAGAGATGCCATTTGTTGAAGTTTAGCGCTGAACTCATTAATACGAGTCGAAACGGAAGAATCAACAACTTCAACTGGAACAGGAACAACCGTAGTAGTTGCAGAAGTAGTTTCACTAGTAGTGACAATATTAGAAGGTGAAGTAGTAACTTCTACTGACTTCTTAGAAACACGTGGTTTCTTATCAACAACAACAACAACATTATCAACGGGCGCGGGGGTAGTAGATTGCTTATCAGCCTTGGAAACTCTCACCATTTCTGATTATACATATTAATAGTTTATTTTTTTAAGTAGTTTAACGCATTTATATTTATAAACATATAAATGCGTTAGCAAGTTCAGGCATCGAATACAAACGTCCCTAAATAAAAACAATTAGTAAAAAACGAAAAAAATACGTATTTATTTATACGTCGATAAGTTGAGGCAATCGAAGCCAAATGCATTTGATTGACACTACCACTACCACCACTATCCGTTTACAACAGATAGAGCTACAAATGGGATATTTGAATTATGTAATAGTTCAATAAATATTTTCAAATAAGTTATTTTGATTATCAATATTGTTAATAATTACATTACTGACATTATTATCTACAAATTCATTTTGTGGTATATTATCAATGTTTGGATTTGTGAATTCAATGTTAACATCTACATTTTCAGTATCGTTATAAAAAACATTATTATCATATACAATCGCATCAAAAAGCCAAGGAACTGCTTGTCTTGCACCTCTTGATACCAGTGTTAATGCAGATAAAATATGAATTACACCTAATTTTCTATGTTCAATATCTCCACCTGAAAATACAATATTCTCAATAATTGCTAAACAATTTGTTTTCAAATAATAAATATTTGGTCTTCGATTCAAAAATATGTTGCCTTGTTCTACGCCATAAGAAAACGGATTATAGTAAGGACAAATACTACGTTTAACAATATTTGACATATTAGCATACCATGTCCAAAGATCATGTAATGATTGTATAAATCGAATATAACCTGAAAGTGTAAGATTCATAAACCAAGTTACTTGACTATAATTTCCAAGTAAATCAATTTCAATAAAAACATCACGTGCTCTGCGTTCAACACTATTATTTCGTATTTCGTTTAAATTTGCTAATATTTGAGAACGATGGTCTATATTTTGTAAATTTAAATTGTTGTTTGTATTATTATTGCGATGAATAATTATAGATGAATTTATCGTTGTTGTATTATTTATATTTGAAACAATATAATTTTTTTTATTAATATTTTTTTCGCAATTTACACTCCACTTATATAATGAAACAATTTCACGTATTTGTTCATTTGTAAATCTTTCGCGATTATACGGATTTATTATATCACCTGTTTTTTTAAACATCATAATAATCGATTTTAAATGAAAACCATAAATAAATCCAGTATTATCTTTGTAACTATAAAAATTATAAAAATCAATTTCATTAATAGGATCAAGTGTATTGAAATCCGTATCATTTACACATAGATTTTTTTTCAAAAGCGCGGGTCCACGGACATTCCAATATTTTTTTACTAAAAATTTTCTAAAACAAGATTGTATAATAATAATAGATCGATGTCTTAGAAAATAATTATGTAATCTTTCAATAAGAACTGTTTTATTTCCCGAAACATATAATTTATAATGAGAAGCATGTTGTTTCAAAATAGGAATTGTAAATTTTTTAAGTTCTACATTATTATCAAAATATTCTTTACAAGTTAATATTTTTTTGGATAAATTTTCATTTTTTTTATATTTTGGTTTATTCTGATTTTTCTGATTTTTTGTATTGTCAGTTTCTTCTATTGGTTTTGAAAAGACATTCATCGCAAGATTATAGTTATATTTTTTAATATATGTTTATATTTTTTAATGATATTATTTCATTTATTTTATGTTACACATATTACAAGAGAACATATTATAAAATTGTGTTGACGAATATTTATAACACAATTGAAATACAAAATTAAAGATAAATTTTAAATTTAATTGTCGTAACATTTATAAAATTGATTTAAAGAATTGATACTGTATTATAGTATCATAATCAGTTATAGTTTATTGAAATGTCTGCTCAATCAAATACAACCAAGCCTGTTATCAGTTTTTCCGAATGGAAGACAAATGCTATTAAGTATATGCCTCCAAAGGTAAATGAGAAAGGTGGTAAGGCAATCAATGTTATTAGTACTCAAAGTTCAAGATCACTACATATCACTACTCCTCCACTTACAACTTTTGGTATTTCGGACTGGATTGATGAAAAAGGTGAATCGGACGGAAAGTATAGTATTTCATTGGTATTTCCAAATAGTGATTATTCAAACAAGGCTTCTGAAGATTTTCTACAAAAGTTGAAGGATTTTGAAAATCAAGTATTAGATGATGCTGTTCGCAATTCAGAATCTTGGTGGGGTGAAGAGATGTCCCGTGAAGTTGTAAAACATACTTTCTTTCCATTCTTGAAATATACTAAAAATAAGGATACGAAAAAGATTGATTTATCAAAACCGCCAACAATTCGTGCTAAAGTTCCTTGTTATAATGGAAAATGGGCAGTCGAAATTTATAATACAAAATCAGAAATTATTTTCCCTTGTAGTAATGATATGTTGTCACCAGTAGATTTTGTTCAAAAGTTGAGTAATGTAGCTTGTGTTTTACAATGCTCAGGTATTTGGATTGGTGGTAAAGGTTGGGGATTGACATGGAAATTAATTCAATGTGTAGTAAAACCACGTGAAGTAATAAGTGTATATGGTAAGTGCCATGTTGAACTTTCTATGGAAGATATGGACAAGTTAGATGAACCACCCGTAGTATCTGCTTCTCAAGTAACAGATGAATCGGGTATTGTAGAATCTGTAGTTTCAAATCCAACTGAAGTCGAGGATAGTGATGGGGAAGATAATACGTCACCTACGGAAAAGGAAGCACTATCAGAACCAGTTCCAGATCCTCAAGACAGTGATGGTGAAGATTATACACCAAAAGAACCAGAACCAGAACCAGAACCAGAACCAACACCAGTTGTATCAAAAAAGGTAGTTAAGAAGGCACCATTAGTAAAAAAGGAAGCCACAGAAGAAGTTGTAAATACTCCAGTAGTTTCTACTCCTGCTCCTGTAAAGAAAACAATCAAGAAAGCAGTAGTTTCTAGTTCAAAATAAATAAAAATTATAATAAAAAATGGTTTATAAAATTGTATATTGTAAAATTGTATATTTTTTATTGAAATTCGAAATATAATAAAATGATATATCAACTATATTTGATATATCATTCAAAAGAACAATACTAAAAAAGCTGAATATTCAATATCAAATTCGATCGTTCATTTACACTGTAAATATCTTTTGAATTTATAATAGGTATTCCAACGCCTTTTAGAATAGCAGTTTGTTGAGAAAGAACATGTAAATCTTCAACATTAAAACAAAACTGATGTTTACCCAAATCTATTTTTATTTCTTCTTTAGATAATAATTCACGTATATCATATTTCATATCTATAATAATATTATTATTAGAATCGATAGAAATATTGTCTGTTAAAATTGGATAACATCTTACATATAAATCCGCACCAGAAATATCATATATTAATTCATGGTGCCAAAGTGGTATTAACATAATACGATCTTGAAATTGTAATTTATAAATATTATGGTCAAAAAGATCTTCCAATATAGGATTAAGTATGATACATTCATCATTTTTTATTTTTTCATCTATTATTTCACGAACTTTCAATAATAATGTATCACTTACAAAAAGAATCTTTTGATATTTGAATAAAAAATCGTATATTTTTAATAATAAATTTTTATCGATATTTTTTAATAATTCAAGTGTTTTATCTTCGCATAATTTTGAAATTTTACAAAAAATATTTTGATAAATTTTGGATTGAACATCACTTGTATTTGATCCAAAACCACCTTCTTCTATAATAGATTTTAAAAACATATGAAGTAAATCTGTATAAGAAGTATTTTTGGAATTATAAAAATATTCTGTTTCAATATCATTATCATTATCAATATCGTTATCAAATGTATTATAATTTTTCATTAAAAATTCATAAGCATTTTGTATAGAATGGAATTTTTCCAAAGCTTCTTCAGATTTATTTTTATCGGGGTGATAAAGTAATGCCAACATGCGATATTTTTTTTTAATAGTATCGATATTTAATTCATCTTTTTCAATATCAAAATCTAAAATTTTTATGGCATTTTTATAATTCATCGTTTTCATTATATTTGTAAAATTGTACTATAATATAAAATAATATACTCTCTAAATGGTATATGGGACGATAATTATTGTTGTAATATTTTAAAAATGTATAAGACCTTTTAATAATATTTTGAACAATTTCGTTTGAAATATTTTCAGTTTGATGATGAATCAAATAAAAAAGAATAGACCATAAAATTTCTACAGCTTCTAGATTATAAATTAAAATATCATAAATAATATCTCGAAATCCAGTAAAATTTATTTTATTATGATTTAATATTTGAAATATAATGTTATCACATACAATATTGAAAACGTCTTTAGGAATGTTATTATCTTTAATCTTATGGAAAGAATAAAGTTCTTTAATATTTATAATTTCATTACATTCAATAGTATCAAAAATAGAATAAATAGATGGTATAATCTCTTTTGTTGAAATATTGTTTTGAATCATTTCTTTGTATTGATTTTTTGATGGTCTACGTAAATTTACTATTTGACAAGCATTAATTATATTATTAGGTAAAAAACTAATATTTTCAGTAATTAATATAAAAAAAATAGTAATATTAGAACCAAAATGATTACCTACTCCTTTAGAATATTGTTGAATATAACTATAAAATACATCTAAGAGTTCTCCATGAATGGTATGAAAATTTTTACATACAATAAATCCTATTTTTTCTGATTTTATAGAAATAATATCCACAATTTGTAAAAAAATTTCGTTCCATAATATTTTGAAATTACAACCAAGTAATGACATATCAATTTCATAATGAATGTCACTAATATGATATGTGTAATTTTGTTTTTCGGTTTGCGTTGTAAGTTTTTTGTCATATTTTAATTGTGTAGAACTATATTTTTTTAAAATTTGGAGAACTTGAGAATATTTTCCTACTCCAGATGGTCCATAAACAATCAAATTTCCCATATTAATCGCTTTTTCTGGTAAATTTTCCATAAATTCAGAAAGTTCTGGATGTAATTCGTATTTTTTTTTTGATTCTATATATTCTTCATAATGTGATTCGTAATATTTCATTTGAATAATAATATGAAGTATGAAACTAGTTTTATATTATTTGTTTATTACGTATTCATTTGATTTTATTATATTATTTGTATTACACATTTTCTACTTATGGAGTATATTCCAATAATTATACCAAAAATGATTAATTCATATTCACATACTAATATGAATACTTGTAGCAGTCGTGATAATAGTATAGATACAAATAAAATAATTGAAAAATTAAAAGATAAAATTATGGAACTTGAAAAAAGTGTTGAAAAATACAAAAAAGAATCTGAAGCAAATTTTCGAAAATACAAAAAAGTAACACGAGAAAATTATTATATACATTTTTCAAAAAGAAATTAAACTTTGAAGAATTCAAATCCGCGTTGATCTAAATGGTATAAACTGACAATTTCAACTGTATAATACGTATAATAAGTATAATAAATTTAACAAAATATTGTAAATGAATAAAACAATATTTTTTTTTTGGTATCAAGGCATAGAGAACGCGCCAATTATAGTGAAAAAATGTTTAAAGTCTTGGAAATATTATAATCCATCTTGGGAAGTAGTATTTTTGGATAAGAATAATTATTTATTATTTTTATCATTATATGATATTTCAATAATGAATTATATACGTAATAATAAAAATTTTTCTTTGTATAAAATATCGGATATTTTACGACTATTATTATTATTTACAAATGGTGGATTATGGGTAGATGCTACATGTTTTTGTAATGATTCACTTGATAATTGGTTACCATTATTTATAAATGAAAGATTTTTTGTATTTAATAATTTTACACCTATAAATAAAAAAATATCAAATTGGTTTATTTATTCAGAAAAAAGACACTATATGATAGAAAAATGGAAAATAAAATCATTGGAATATTTCAATGATTTTCCTAAACAATTCAATGACAATTATTTTATTTTTCATGACATTTTTGAAAACCTTTGTAATAACGATCCAAAATTTTCATCTTATTATGACAAAATACCTAAAAACACACAAAATGACTATTTAATGTATTTTAATTTTGACAAAAGAAGAGATCTTTATATTGAAAGTAACGGATTTTTGTCTCCTGTAACAGAAGAAATAAAAAATATGGTTGTAAAAAAAGAGAAATATTTATTCAAATTATCTCATAAATGTATTTTACCGTCAAATGAAGAATTGAATAGTAGTATTTTGTATTATTTATTTTCTACAATTGACACTAAGCAAACTTAACTTGAAGTATTTTATTACTTAAAAATATAAGATAAGCTGAAATACCATAAATAATCGGCATGAATACATATAATAATGATTGTACTTTGGTTGATGATGTATTTTTACTTCCTAAATAAAGAAATAAATATGACAATATTCCAAATATGAATACAAATTCAATAATAATCAAAAATTTATATTGTAATAAATGTTTACTATCAATACTAGATAAAAATATATTTTTGGAAAATAATGAATTTTTTTTCGAACTTTCATTATAATTATATATTGTAACTATCGTCATAATAAGTGACACAATAATAAGAATAAACGGTATAAGTATTACAATATAAAATGGAATTCCATTTTTAATAGTATTCCCAAGATAAAAAAAGCTCATTACACCTAAGTATATTGCTAAAAAATAAATGAATGTAATGGGAACTGCAGCTGTTTTTGTTACATACAAAGCAACAACTATAATTAATAAAACACTAATCAAAAAAAGCGCAAGAGGTGAAAATAATAAATAATTCAGTATTGAACCATCTTGTTCATTCATAAATTCTGAAAATAATTTAAAATCAAATGTTACTGAATTTATATCTTTAATATCCATTATCAAATTGAATTCGAAAAATACAGTTAAAATAAATATCATTATAATGACCACGTTCTCTATTTTGGGTTTGAACATAAATATAAATAAAATAAAATAGAGAACTACATAAAAAAAATAAATTACTAATTTAATATGAATTGTATTTTTTATTAGAATTATTATATCTTTTATATACATTGAATAATATTTAACTATATAAAATGGTGTGATTTTTTTGAACCGTCGAAGAATTCTTGATATTATTTGGGAAAATATGTTTTATCAATCCACCCAATCAAGACATCTTTTTCACATGTTGAGAACCCATAACCAAATTTTTTTATATTGAAAAAGGACGGTTTTGACATTTCAGGTGTTTTATAGTATACATAAGCACCAAATTTGCCTTTACGTACACTCATATTTTCATTCAAAATTCGGAGAACATTTTTATGATTATTAATTTTTTCACATTGTTGTTGTAAAATAGTAGGTATGTCTTCCAAAGTAATTTCATCTACTGGTTTTTCAAATTCATTGAATGCTTTTTTATGAGTTCCCCATTCTAAATAATATCCATATCGACCATTTCGTAAATAAATATCTTGATTTTCCCATAATCCCAAATGTTTTGAAGAAATATCCAATACTTCTTGTAATGTATATTCATTGTTCTCTAATCGTTGAATGTCAATTTGTATTTGTTTTTTAATAGGTAAATATGTAATTTCCGAAGAATGAATATTTTTTTTTTGGATACTAGGACCATATTTTGTAAAAACAATGGAATAATCATATCCTTCTTCATCTTTACCAACTGAATATGTTTTTTTTGAAACAGAATATAATGGTTGTATTGCTTTTTTAAGGTCATCATTACATTGTTTACATGGATAAAACCATTCATTAGAAGAAGTATTATTTTCCATATTTGATATATAATCTAATTTTTCTTCTAATTGTTTTGTGTAATCGTATGAAAATTCGTTGTCGAAATATTTTATTAAAAAATCAATAATGATTTTTCCAAGAGGTTGTAATACCAATTTGTTTTTTTCATTTCCAATTATTTTTTCACGTAAATATTTGACAACGTTTCCTTGAAGTAATTCAAATTCTTGACATGAAATTTTGGTTCCTTCTATATTCATTTTTTTAACATAACCACGATCTTGAATTGTTTCTATAAACATAGCAAATGTAGATGGACGTCCAATGCCAAAATCTTCCAATTTTTTAATAAGACTCGATTCAGAATAATGAGAATGTTTATCATGAAATACAATTGTAGAGTATATTTTTTGAGAATGAATTGGTTGTTTGCTAGTAATCAATAATTCAAAATAAAGTAATAACCCCTTTCCTGTATTATTTGAATCTACGACAGATTTATCTTCCTTGTGTTCTATCAAACGTTTCCAACCTAAAAAAACTGGAATTTCTATTGTATATTTGTATACAAGTTTATTTGGTGCAGAAAGAATGGCATCTATTAAATTCATTTTTGTATCTGCCATACAACTTTGAATTGTAGTTCTCCAAATTAATCTATATAACGAAGCAATTTTTCCTGTATAATCTCTATGATCTAATTCTGATATATATAAATTTGTTACACGAATTGCTTCATGTGGATTTTTACCTTCTTGGTTTTTAATTTTATTCAAATTGCCGATATAACTTCCATCCCATTTTTTTTTGATATATTCTTCAACATCTTTCAAAAATGGTGCAGAATATTTTTGACTTTCTGTTCTCATATATGTGATGTATCCATTTTGATATAATTTTTGGCACAAACTCATAGTTTCTTTTGGTGATAGATGAAGATTATTATTTGCCATTTGTAATAATGTAGATGTATTCAAGGGTTTTGGTGCGGATTGTATTGAATTTTTGACACTACTTAATGACAATTGATATAAAAAATGTTTAGATTTTTCTAAAAAATCGAGAACATCTTCTTCTGAACCCAATTCAGAAGAAAGGATAAAAGGTATATTTTTTGAAGTAAAAATTCCTGTAATTTTATGTTTTTGTTCTCTCTCACCATTTTCTATACGTTCTTTATCATTATCATAAATAAGACGTAATGCAGGTGTTTGACAACGACCTGCAGATAGACTATTATCTTTATTATTATACATATATTTCCATAATATAGGTGATACCTTGTAACCAATCAAAATATCGAGAACTTGACGTGCCCATTGTGCACGAACTAAATTCATATTAATATATCCAGATGATGAAACTGCAGCCAAAAGAGCAGGTTTGGTAACTTCGTGAAATATAATACGTGGAGTTCTCGAAATATCTAATTCAAATATTTCACAAATATGCCAAGCAATAGCTTCACCTTCGCGATCATCATCTGTAGCTAATAATATATGATCTTCTGGAAAATGTAAAATTATTTTTTTCATAAATTCAATATGATTCTTTTTTTTTTCTATAATAGAGAACTTTGGATTAAAATTATTCTTTGAATCAATCGTTTTTAAACCACCAAGTTCTCGAAGATGACCAATCGAAGCAATACATTTATATTCGTCACCTAAATAAGATTCTATTTTATTACATTTTGATGGCGATTCAACAATCACTAACCATTTTTGAGAACTTTTAACAAAATCCTCTTGAGAACCCGTTCTTGTTCCAGATGATGATGAATTATTTTTTGTATATTTTTTATATTTAGGTGGCATTATTCTAAATGTAAAAATATTTTTATCTTTGTTATGGAATAAGTATATATTATTATATGTAAAATAAATTATACCATTGAAGATTTGTAATGGGACGCTCTGAAAAGCTCGAACTATTCAAATAAAATGTAATAACTATATATTATGGAATTATTAGAATCACATTTTAATATTTTTAATGGTAATTTAACATATCATGAAGATACAAATTCATATGAAATGTTTTCAAACAAATCAGGAATTAATAAACATATTAATTATTTAACATTTAAAAAATTATTCGAAGAAATGAAAGGATTGAAAAATCCATACATTTTAGAATCTGGAATAGCATCATTAGGAACAAATAGTACATATTTATTTAATGAATATGTGAAAAAATATGGTGGTTTTTTTTGGTCTGTTGATACAAATAAAGAACTAGTATATAGAAATATAGGAAATATGTGTCCAGCAACACAACTTATTTGTGATGATAGTGTTTCATTTTTCACAAATTGGACAAAAACACATGATATAGTTGATGTAATATATTTAGATAGTTATGATTTAGATTTTTATGATCCAGAACCATCAGCGAATCATGGATTAGCCGAATATAATTCATTGATACCTGTAATAAAAAAGAATACACTATTATTAATTGATGATACACCTATAAATCCTTATTGGTTAGATTCAAGAAATGATTTGTATAAAGATATGTGTGTTTATTACAACAAAAATAACTTTACTTTACCTGGTAAAGGCATGAATATATTAAATAAAATAATAAATGCTAATAAAATTATACATAATTATCAAGTATTATATAAATTTTATGATGCCCCGTGTAAATTTATTTGATAATCATAATTATTCATTCGATCGTGTAAAATATATATAATTATAAAAAGAAGATAAATGTTAAAACAATAATAAAATGTAAAGTCAATTTCAAATAATGACGCCACGAAAACCATGGCGTATATATATTGATGATCGTAATTATGTATCATGGAGATTGTATGATTTAGATACAAAAGAAGAAGCATCATTTGATATTATAGAAAGTTTGAAAATAAATCCAGTAGAAAAAAAATTATTCAATAATGATATTATTATTGAAAATGGTGAATTGGTATATTCACATCTACGCAATTGTCCTTCTTTGGCTGGTGTTTTATTATTAGAAAACAATAAAACTTATGGTAGAACTGAAAATAAAAAAAGACTTTTATATAAATGTGTTCCTGATGATAAACGTGTGCCTTCTTTTTTAGTACCCTACGACATGAAATTAGGATTTTCTAAAAACATCAAAAATAAATATGTAGTATTCAAATTTGAATCTTGGATAGGAACACACCCAAATGGTGTATTATTAGAAGTATTGGGTGATGTAGATAATTTGGAAGCATTTTACGAATACAAATTATATTGTAGAAATTTAAATATTTCAAACAAAGAATTCAATAAAAAAACACACAAATTATTTCAATCAGATAAAACAGAAGAATATGTACAAAAGATATTACAGAATCCTCAATTTAATATAGAAGATCGAAGGAAGGAATATATATTTACGATTGACCCAAAAAATAGTACAGATTTTGATGATGGATTCAGTATAAAAACCACCCCTCAAGAAACAACTATTATTAGTGTTTATATAGCAAATGTATTTTTTTGGATGGAAACATTCGATCTATGGTCATCGTTTACAAAACGTGTTTCAACTATTTATTTACCAGATAGACGAAGACCAATGTTACCAACAATTCTTTCAGATAATTTATGTAGCTTACTACAAAATCAATCAAGATTTGCTTTTTGTATGGATTTAGAATATTCTGAGAACAATGAATTAATAAATATAACATATTCAAACGTATTGATACAAGTAAAAAAGAATTTTGTTTATGAAGAATCCGCATTATTAAAAAATAAATACTATCAAGAATTGTTTCAAAAAACACAGAAAATACAATCAAAAACAGAAAATAGTCATGATGTTGTATCGTATTGGATGATATATATGAATACTAAATGCGGTGAATATATGTTTGAAAATAAAATAGGAATTTATCGTTCTGTTTTTTCAAATGGTGCATTGAATGGAAGTGCAATTAATATTATAGACAAAGATCCAAAAATCGATATAGAAACAAAAAGATTTCTACATAACTGGAATAGTATTTCAGGACAATATATAGTATTTTCCGAAGATGTGAATATTGAACATGAATTAATGAATTTACCATCATATGTACATATTACAAGTCCAATTCGTCGATTAGTTGATTTGTTAAATCAAATATTGTTTTTTTCACATTTTTTACTTGTAAAAACAATATCACACAATGCTGAAGAATTTTTAAAAGAATGGCTCAGTGAAATTGAATTTATAAATGAAAGAATGAAATCAACCACAAAAATAGAACGTGAATGTGAAATTATACGTAAATGTTTATCGAATCCAGATATATTAGAAAAATATCACGAAGCATATATAATTGATATTCGAGAACTGAAACAAGATGATTATTCTTGTCAATATAAATATTTGTTGTATTTGGAAAAAGAACGTATAATATTAACTATGAAAAGTGAACAAAAAAAAGATATGTACAAAAAATACAAAGTCAAACTATATAAAATAGATTCGTATGGGGTAGCATGTAAAATAAAGGTTGGTTTTTATTCAGAAGATTTGAAATAATAACACATTTTTATAATTATATTTTTGTAATTCTCTAAATATCATCAATATCAATCCAATCATCTTGTTCTTCGCTTATAATCGAAGAAGAAGGCATTTTTTGTAATGGAATTTCATTTTCTTCTATAACTTCATTGGAAAATACAAATGAATCATTTGCAGTAGAATCACTGGATCCAGCACCAGGATCATGATAACTATTCAAAACAGAAATTAAATCACAATTTTTATAAGGGGATTCCCAATCACGTAATCCAACAATAACATGGCTATTCAATCCAATCAAATTATGTTTTTTAGATCTCCCACGAAACTTACCTCTTATATGACACATCAAATCTAATGATGGAGTATCATGAGTTTGAATTTGACACATACCATTACCATATAATTTTGTAACAGTGGCCATTTTTTCAAGAGGATCACTTGGGGTATATTGAATATTTGATACTGGCTGCGATGCTTTACGAGCCATCGATTTCGTTTTAGATCCACCAATAGTATTCTTTACCATGATTGTTGTTCGAAAAGATTTAATTTATCTCATTATTCCAACATTATAAATCAAAATCAATTTTATAAAATTTAGAATTACAAATCAGTTGATTTTTCATAATTTATGCCTTCTTGACCACATAATCTTTCATCCATTCTTATTTCATTACAATATTTGAAATAAGTATAAGGTTCTCTTGATTTTCCAATAACAAGATAAATTATTTTTATATTATCCGAAACAAAAGGAAATCGAGAACATCTACCATAATGATCACTATAATATAAATCTTTTACAAAATACTTACAATTCTTACAAATTTTTTCTTCATCTTGTTTTTCTGGATACCAAGATGAAGAATGTATTGAAATAATGAAAGGAAAATTCGCTATATGAATATCAGGTGTTATAACAGGTTTATACTTGTAGATGTTTTGAAACATACTTTTATTTCCAATTATAGATTTCTTTGACAAAGAATAAAACAGAGATGATGGTTTGAAAATTATAGACATTTTAATAAGACGTATATAATTGATTGATATAATATTTTACAAATCAATTTTTAGAATTTTCAAGTAAAATAAAAATTTTACAGCATTAAAAAATAATTTATAAATTACATAAAAATCAATGCTAACAATTATAAATTTTAACTAACAATACAGACAATAACATTTTTTTTATTCAATATTAAATATTTTAAATATAATTAATTCACAATTTTTTTAGTCTTGGGATCAAACTTCGCAATTAGTTCATTACTATCCGTATCATAAAGATTGTTTTCTTGGTCAATAAAGTAATCCTTGCCTTCAAAATGAAATGGAGCTACTTCTAATTCTTCGTCATCTTCTTCTTCTTCTTCTTCTTCTTCTTCTTCTTCTTCTTCTTCTTCTTCTTCTTCTTCTTCGGGCTCTGCTTCAGGTTCTGCTTCAGGTTCTGCTTCGGGCTCTGCTTCAGGCTCTGCTTCAGGCTCTGCTTCAGGCTCTGCTTCGGGCTCTGCTTCAGGCTCTGCTTCGGGCTCTGCTTCAGGCTCTTCTTTCAACTCAGGTGTAATTACTAACTTATTTACAGCGGCGATAGCTTCATTTTTCTTTGCTTTAGGTTCAGCCTTTGGCTTAGGTTCAGCTTTCGGTTTGCGTTCAGCCTTTGGCTTAGGTTCAGCCTTTGGCTTAGGTTCAGCCTTTGGCTTAGGCTCAGCCTTTGGCTTAGGTTCAGCCTTTGGCTTAGGTTCAGCCTTTGGCTTAGGTTCAGCCTTTGGCTTAGGTTCAGCCTTTGGCTTAGGTTCAGCCTTTAGCTTAGGTTCAGCCTTTGGCTTAGGTTCAGCCTTTGGCTTAGGGGTTTTGTCAGAATTTTTAGGAACACTAGGAACATCAGGTTCATTCACAGGCTCAATCGTAACATCTACAGTAAGAGATTCTACTTTTTCTGATTTAACTTTACGCTTAGGTTTGTTTATAGGTTTTGCTTCTTCAACAGGAAGGATAGTATCTGAATCCAAGATAACTTCGTTTGTTTCTACAAGAGGAACATCAGACTTTTTCTTAGATTCACGAGGCTTACGAACAGCCTTTGGCTTGGCAGAAGACTTACCTTCAAGGGAGGGGGCGTCCGGGGGAACCGCAGGTTCCCTGGAATAATTTTTAATAAGAAGTTTGAGGGCTTTGTTAGAAGATTTGAAGTCATCAAGGAAGGATTGAAAGAAATGAGATTGAATGGAGGAGGAAGAGAGAACATGAAGTTCATGTAAGGAGCGTAGGAGTGAG